TTGTTTATATAACTTTGCGGCTTGTGCAAGGAAATTAGGTGCATCTTTGTCGGATGCTGAAATAATCACACCAGGAAATGCTCTCTTGGCATGTTTTAATTTCTGTGCTGAAGTGAGGGGATTTTTCTTTGGGTCTTGCGAATGTGATACGACAATGTGCGCCGAACCACCGACTTTTTTCGCAAGTTCTTGGACTTTATTGTCTAATTTTTCGTGGCCGACAGTAATCGGATTAAGTCGTCCAAACGCCATTACGGCATGTTTTTCTTTTTGCTCTCGCAAAAAATCTGCAAATCTCATATCTCTCCGCCTCTACAGCGTTAATTTTTAATTATTTAATGATGTATTTATAATTAAATGAGACTCAGGATATCATCAACTGTATTTTTAATTAAATGATTTTTTACCACATGATTGTAGGCAAGACCAGTTTTTACACAATCCGCAGGTTGCCAATTTTTTAGTATCTCGGTCAACTGTTCTTCGGTATCATAAACTGTTCCATACTCGGCAAGTAGTTTGGCACCAGCAATGTTCCGTGCAATCCATGGCGTCTTATTAATCATCGACTCCAGAATGACGAGACCAAACCCCTCCTCACTTGAATTCATAACATAACAGTCTGCATCAGCGATAGCGTCTTTAATGTCCTTAGGGTCTTCCACCATTAACGGTATTACATTCTCTGCGGCATGTGGCATAATACCGAATCTATTATCATACCCGGTAGTTACAAGAATGGCATCTTTCAATTCTGCTTTCTTAAATGCCTCTGCCAATTCAATCATCTTTTTGTTTGGCCAATAACCACCACAAGAAAGAAACATTTTCTTATCTTTTGGAATATTGTATTTGTCTTTGAATCGACCTTTTGTGCCAATACAATCAGTTGGTGATATACCATGAATAACTTTTTTTGCTTTGCCTTGCATCATCCATTTTTTTACATGGTCCCAATCTTCAGGTGCGGAACAACCAATGAACTTACAATCTCTTAAACCTTTCAAACAAGTAGGACTTTCAGAAGGTTTAATCAACATGTAAAGAATAGGTGAATTAATTTGATGTGCATGTTCTAATACAAAATTTTGAACTGCAACATCACCACCATGAACAACAATAAGGTCTTTGTCCATCAATTCATTTGGGTCTGATGTAACACGCACACCATTTAAATGACCCTTATGTTCACCAGCGACTACTGTAACATCGTGGTGTCTTTGCACACATTCTTCAGCCATTTGTTGAACATAATATTCAGAACCACCTGGATATGGTGCATATCGGTGAACTACAAAGCAAATTTTCTTATTCATTTTCTCTCAATATCTTCTTCAATACATTTTGAACCCCATTGAATTTCAATAATTTGTAATGGTTCTTCAAAAGGGTTAGATAGTTTATGCCAGACACCGCAAGGAATATTTACATGGTGGTCTTTGTATAGTTCTTTTCTTACTGAAGAATTGGGTCTTTCTTCATAGACAACACCTTTACCAGAAACAACATGCCAATATTCATTTCTATATTGGTGTCTTTGCATACTTAAAGACAAACCAGGATTTACAGTCAACTCTTTTACTTTACAAGTAGGTGTTTCATGTAAAACACGATAATAACCCCAAGGTCGATTTGTCTTATTTTCGAAATAGTTGTGTATAATCCATGATGATGAATTCATTTTATTGTCACCACCAACACCAAATGCAAAAGTGAGATTATCATCTTGCACATCTTGTTCAGCAGTATTGCCTGTGCCACGGTCACCACCATTTGCAAAAATCAATTCTGCATCAGGAAAGGTCTGTCTTGCGAGTTTAATTGCGTTTCTTGCAGTATCATCATCGTCATTAAATTCGATGACATAATCGACCATCTTTAAAGACTGAATAATTTTACTTCTCTCATACCAAGTCATAAATGGTCGACCTTTCTTACGGGTTAACCACGCATCTGTGTTTAGACCTACGACAAGTTTATCACCTAGTGCCTTTGCGGCATTGAAGTATGCAATGTGACCCGAATGAATGGGGTCAAAACCACCTGTTACAATAACAACTTTCATAATTTTATTCCATCATTTCTACTATTTGTTTCACGGATATGTTGTGCAATAATATGCATTAAACATTGATGACAATCTTCAATGATACCATAGTTATCTTCTTTGACATGCAACACTATATCAGAGAGTTTTGCGGCTTCACCGCCATCAAACCCAACAAATGCAATTGTGTCCATGTTCAATTCTTTGGCCTTCTTAATTGCATTGACAATATTTGGTGAATTGCCAGATGCGGAGATTGCCACAAGAATATCACCTGCACTACCTTTCATACTTAGTTGAAAAGAAAAAACATCTTCATAACCAATATCATTTGCAATCGCTGTCAATATTGAACCTGATGTAAGTGGTTCAATTTTTGGTCTCAAATGTGCATCATAATGAGTTCCTTTTGCATGGTCGCAATGAAAGTGGTCGCTCATTGTAAGAGAACCACCATTACCACATACAAATACAGGAAGTCTTTTCTTATATGCTATTTCTAATGTTTCTAAGACCTTTTGTAACTGTTCTTTATCGACAGATTCTAAACCCGCATTTACTCGGTTTGCATAGTTAGATAGTCGTTGATTTATTTGCGATGTTATTGACATACCATTCATACGCTTTCTTAATTCCAATTGACAAATCAGTTTTTGGTGTCCAACCTAACTTAGTAATCTTACTATTATCGGTAAGTTTATTCATTGTGCCGTTAGGTTTACTGATATCATACACTATTTCACCTTTGTAGTCAAGTGCTTTCATGGCAATTTTTACAAACTCACCAATTTCGATATCTTGTCCCGCACCCACATTTATGAATCGTTGCATAGGTTCTGTTACAGATTCCCACAATGCCTTATCAACATTCATTACATGAATTGCGGCATCTGCCATGTCATCAACATAAACAAATTCACGCCGAGGTTTGCCTGTTCCCCATACAATGAATTGATTTTCACCATTTACTTTCGCTCGATGTAATCTTTGAATCACACCTGCGGCTAAGTGACCATTTTGTTCATCATAATTATCACCAGGTCCATATAGATTACAAGGAAGAATAGAACGATAGTCTGTACCAAACTGGCGATTGTAACTCTCGCACATTTTGATACCTGCAATCTTCGCAATTGCATATGGTTCATTTGTTTCTTCTAATTTACCAGTCATCAATGCTTCTTCTTTGATTGGATTTTCTGCAAACTTTGGAAGAATACATGTTGAACCTAAGAACAATAACTTTTGAACACCATGTGTGTATGCTTGATGAATTACATTATTTTGTATCATCAAATTTTTGTAAATGAAATCACCAGGGTAAGTGTTGTTACCTACAATACCACCTACTTTAGCGGCAGCAACATAGACTTGGTCGATTTTATTGCTTGTAAAAAAATCTTTTACTGCATATTGATTCGTTAAATCTAATTCATTGTGTGTTCTGGTGATAATGTCATTTGGGTTGACACCAAAATCAATCAACCTGCGAACTATGGCTGAACCGATTAGGCCTCGATGACCTGCCACATAAATTTTCATATTATACCTCTTGGTCTTGATAATCGTGATAAATTAATTGACTGCCTAGATATTCAAAATCGATAGGTACTTCTTTAAGTCCTAACGCCTTCGCAACATCAGGTTGTTTGTATGGTGGTGTTAAGAATAACATAAACCCACCACCGCCAGCGCCAAGTAACTTACCACCTAAGGCACCTGCATTGATACCTTTAGTGTAAATGTCATCGATGCCAGAATTTGTAATTGATTTCTCAATTGTCTTTTTGTGTTGCCATTGTTCATTCATCAATCGTGCCAACTCTTTAATTTTATTGTCGCTTGATGAGAATAGAATCTTTTCGGCTTCTTCTGTGATTTGTCTTACAATATCCAAATCAACTTGTTTTGTTTTTATACTTTCAATCTTCTTCTCTGCAATATCAGATGCGTTTCGTAATTGCTCTGTGAAGAATACTTGAACCCATGATTCTAATTGATGTAATGATTCTTTACTTACATGCATTGGAGAACATAGAAACTCGGAAGGACCACCAAACTGAATCTTATTGAAACCACCAAATGAGGCGGCAACTTGGTCTTGCGAACCAACAGATTCACCTAAAATGTTTTGTTCTAAATTAATGGCATTTAACGCAAGGTTTCTTTTTGTTAATTGTTTGTTTTGTAGAACTGAAAGACCATGTAATAGTCCTACTGTAAAACTGGAACTTGAACCAACACCAGTGCGGTTAGGTAAATCGCCATGATGAGTAATATCGAGCCCATCAGTAAATCCCATGTAGTTGATTGCTTCACGAATAACAGGAACTTGAATATCTTCAATTGAATTTGTTTCTTGTCTATCATAGTATCTGATTCTGTATTTGTAATCGAAGATAGGTGGCAACTTTCTCAACACAAGAAAAGAATATTTGTTGATTGTTGTAGAGATTACTGCACCGCCATGTTCTTTATACCAGGCAGGGTAGTCGGTACTACCTCCAAAAAAAGAAATGCGATATGGTGTTCTAATGATAATCATAGAATGTGTTTAATCTTTTCATAATGAGATTCATGGACATACACATCATCAATGTGTGCATCACCTTGTTTAATCTCTGCAACCAAATAATATCCTTTATCTTCTACCATCTGACGAGCAGGGTCTCTTGTAGAAGTATCTCTGTAATAATCAACTTCAAAAGTAATCACATTGAAAATGTATTTTGTTTCCATGATTTTGCAAAACGCCTGATAGGTAACTTCAGGTGGTTCTAAATCAACGGACAAATAATCGATTACATCGGGCATATTATTATCTGCGAGAACTTTTACATAATCAACCTTCAATGCATCTTCATTGATATAATGAGTGTGTGGTCGATTCTTCCAACCTTCATTATATCGGTCATCAATTTCTACTGCAACACCTCTCCATAGTCTTTCTTTTTCAAAAAAGTATGAGTTATTCATATTATCAAAGTATGAAGCACCAACATCAAGGAAAGTACCATTTACTTTTTGTTGCATAATTCTATCGACAAGAACATCTTGTCCTAATTGTGAGTAGTATGTCATCGTATTACAAACTTTCCTTTATTTTCAGTAACTCGTTCACGCCAATAATTCAACAAATCTTCCATGGTTTGTTTATATGCAATTTCTGGCTTCCAACCTGTATGTAAACGAAACTTTTCGGTATTAGGAACTTGTAAGTCTGCATCAATTGGTCGTAGTCTCTCAGGGTCAACTTCAACTCTTAACTTTTCCTTAATGGTTGATAATGATATAAGAGTATTCAATACATCAGCAATCTCACATGTAAATGTACCACCAATGTTATAGTATGCACCTGGTACAGGGTTGTGTGTCAACAACAAATAGTATGCTCTAACGGCATCTCTTACATCTGCAATTGTCCTTAGTGATTTAAGATTACCAACTTTGATAACTGGTTCAATGTAACCTGCTTCTGCCATTGCAATCTGTTTCGCAAATGTAGATTCTGCAAATACATCACCACGGCGAGGACCTGTGTGTGTGAACATGCGAGTAGTTTGCACATTCATGTTGTATGCTTCTGCATAGAAACGACCAACTAAATCTGTACCACATTTTGAAATGGCATATGGTGATGCAGGATGAAAACTACATTCTTCATCGATTGGTAACTTATCTTGTGGCACACGACCAAAAACTTCTGACGAAGCACACACATGTATCTGTGCAGTTGGCACATGTTTCTTACATGCATCAAGTAATGTTACTGTGCCTTGAATGTTGACATTTAGTGTTTCGATGGGTGAATCGAAACTGGTTTTAGGAAAACTTTGGGCCGCCAAATGGAAAACATAATCAGGTTTTGCGTCTTTGACTGCCGTATCAATCGATATTCCATCGTTTAAATCTCCGTAAACTAACTTAACACGATTCTTAGTGTTAATATTTTCAATTAAATTTTTAATGTTATCAAGTGGACTTCTCCAACGAATAAGTCCAACAATGTCCCAATCTGTGTTCGCAATCAAATACTCCGCAAGGTGTGAACCCACCATGCCTGTAATGCCAGTAATAAAGGCTACTTTTGCCATGCCATCTCCGTTGCTTCAATCATATCTTTTAATCGATTGATATAAGTGTGTTTTTCTTTTACTTTTTTCATTTGATTGAGAATCAAATCTTTTGTCTTTGGATTTTCTTGCATTTCTTTTGCAACATGAAATAATTCTGCGGTGTCTGAAGAATATGCAATCTCTTGGTCAAAAAAGTCGTATGCAGTTTTTGAGTTTGTGATACCAAGACAACCATAACTCACATTCTTAATTGAACGACAAGACATGTAACCATTTGCAAGATGATTGTTTGGTCGAACTTCGAATGGTAAGTATGATTCTAATACAAATTGTTTTAGAATATTTGTTGTTAGAGGATTTTTATGTGGGTCATTATGCACAAAAGGAATATTTTCTTTCTTACATTCTTCTGCAAACTTCACAACGAAATCATAGTTGCCATCATCTTTGCTTTGCCAACCTTGTGTAATTGAACCACCAAATGATGCATACTTTGGTGATTTCCAAGGCGTAAATCTCTTTTCAAAATCTATTTCGTGTGGTAGTAAATCTGTCGCCCAAATAGAATAGAATGTATCATAGTGCAGACCACTTTCAAAGAAAGATGTGCCATCATTAATTGGTGTGTATTTTTCTTTTTCAAAATAGTATGCATAATTTTTATCTACAACACCATTGACACCCCAATTACATGCGAATCTGAAATCAATTAAACGACCCACTTTATCGATATACATGTCCGCACCTGGATTGCCTTCAACAGGTCCTTTGTTACCAAGGTAGTGAATGATATATGTTGATGTAGGTCTTAAAGGTAGATTGTTACTGATACCATTTTGAAACACCAACCATTGTTCTGAAATGATTAGTGCATCATCAAAGAATTCATCTGGTAGATTATCACGGTTGTCTAACCAATAAGTTGGATATCCCAAGTTTTCAGATGCACGAACAACCGCATCGTGAACAAAGGCGTGAGTATGTCTTGTATCGGGTTTTGCACCCCAAACAATTATTTTTGAATGTCTCATTTAATTATAAACCACGCATTATTTTCAACAACTGTAACTGCTTTGTCTTTGAAGAATTCTTTTACTGCGGCATCAACAGTATTCAAATTGATATCGTGACCTGCAAAGATACCACCTTTCTTTACTTTTGGCCAATAGTTTGTGATATCAGCAAGTGTCGCTTCATAACTATGGTCGCCATCAACAAAAATAAAATCTAATTCTTCATCTAAAACTTGTTTTGAAAAATTGGTACTTGTATCGTGGATGAATACTACTTTTTCTCCGAATACGGATAGTTTGGTAAAACATCTTTGTTTTGTTTCAGATTGACGCTCTTCTGTAATCCTTGTACCATCCCAATCAACAAAAGAAGGATAAGAATCAACGGCATATATTTTCTTTATATTTGGTATTTGTTTTAGTAGTAATTCGGTTGTGAAACCATGACATACTCCAATCTCACAACCAATTAGTTCACCTGAAAGTTTTTGAATATGTTCAACAAGTCCTTTGCCAGAAATGTTTTCTAATTTTTCACCATATTCAATTTGTTTATCAACCCATTCAGATGCACCTAAATGGTCGTATGGGTCACGGCAAACAGGACTCGCATCACGAATCATATTTTGTGAAGTATCAATAACGAAATCAGTCATATTTTTTCTCTATCATTTGTTTCCATTCAGGCACTCGGTCGTATTGATGCACAAGGGCGAATGGACGACCATCACTTGTGCAGACCATATTATCTACTAAAATCGGAGATTTTTCAACCAGCTTGTCAGCATATTTACCTGCAACTTGAGGACCTGTTGTACCTAGTTGAGCCGCATAACCATCTTCACTCATTGCAAAGTTGGTGATATCTTTATATGGTTTCATATTCAAAAGAACATTGACTGCTGCCTGGTCAGGACCACCACCGCCTTCTGTGAAATGCGAAGTGCCATTACACATCATATACACATTCAAAAAGAAATCGAGCATTGTATCAAACTTACCTGATACTGTGCCTGCATTGTAAATGAGATTGTTTTGATTGTGGTCGTGAACTAGAGGACCAAATGCTTTGAAAAGATTGTGATTACCCCAATCTTCATCTTTGTATCGAATTGATTCACATGCAACATTAATTTCTTTGTCACCAATGTTCTTTTCTAACCACTCTGATGGGTTGGTTTGAAAAATAACATCTTTAACATCGGTAGAAATAATGTATCGATATTGTCCTTGAAACTTTTTAAGGAAATACCACATGTGAAGAAATCTCTCTACAACAATAGAGAAGTTTTCTTTATATTCGAATTTTTTGAGATTGTCGTTCTTACCGAACGCTAGAACTGTATATTGTCTTTTGACAAGTTCTTCCACAGTTTCATAATCTACATTATAACAAATCATGGCTTTTACGCCATCAAAACCACAACGGTCTAAAGAATTGACCCAAGGTTTAATTTTATCAAATGTGTACCCGGTGATACACCCAACCACAATGTCTTTCATAATAAACTCCAATAATATATTTACTTAGTCTTTACATAATCAGTAAATGATTTAATTTTTTGTCCTGGTGTGTCTTTCTGATATTTCTTCCGAAGTTCATCGGTTCCCCATTCACCTGCACCATGTTCTTCATGCACACTCTTATGTAGTTTCACGCCAGTAACATCTTGAACTAACTGCCATGCAGCTTTGTTTTCTTTCTTACGGATAAGCTCTTTGAGTTTATCTTTTTGTTGTGCATTTGCCTTTTCAAAAAACTTAAACATTTCCATCGCACCAATATTACCTGCGTATGCGGCTTCGTGAATATGTTTTCTTGTTTTACC